TATCTTCTGAATCAGGTGTATAAAAACCTGTGCCATTAGCTAAAAGAGGATCTCCTTTTATATAAATAAGACATTGATGAGTTGCCATTCCATCCGTATGAGGACGAGGATGATCTTTAGCATTAGACATAGTATACATGCAATCTACATCCGTAACTTTATTTACATCTACTTCCATATTAAAATAAAGTTTTATATTTTTATATATTAATTTTTGCAGTTCACACATAACTGGCAGTTTATGATCAAACCAATAAGAAGATTGATACGCTCGAGTTTCATCAGGAGGAGGTTTCATTTCTACTTTTACTATTTCTTCTTGAATATTTTTTAATATTTTTTCTTCAAAAAAATTATCTTGTATTAAAATAACACCACTCATATTTATATTCTTAATTTTCCATTAGCTATTACAAAATTTATTACGTAGCGAGGTTTATTAGTTGGGTTAGAACTTGCATGTTTAACATAACTATTAAACTCAACACAAGTGTTAGCGACTGGTTCTATTTTTCCTCCATTCTCAAACCAGGTGTAGCCATCACTATCATTAATGTAATAAATGTAGCTGGTAAAACCACCAGGCGGTTGCCAGCTAGTATTATCAACATCAACGTGATAAGGATGATGTTCTGGTGCATTGGGATATGGTTGAAGCAAATTACATTTAATTCTCCAATAATCTCCTGTTGCGCCACAGTTTTTTAAAATATCGTGTAAGTAAGGTATTTGCCAAAAATATTTATGATAAAAATGACGTGAAGTCCAAAGACTAGGTTCGTCTGGCCAATCCTCTATGTGACTACGTTCCATTAATGAGCGAACCATTTGCGGTGTGTCGTTTTTGTTATTTGTTTCGTAGCCTTCAAACTGTAATGTTGCATTGTTGTAACTCCATTGAAACCCATTACTGGTAATATACTTTACAAGTCTTTCATGTTTTTCTTTGGTTAAAACGTTATTATGAATCTTCATAATTAATAATAATTTATATTTATAGTAAGCCTAAATTCTTGATTAGTACAGCCTGTACTATTATGAGGCATACAACTGTTAAAAATAACTCCTGTGTTTTCAATAGAAAAAGCTTTTGTATTACCAATTCGTGTAAATCCATCATTAGAATTAATCATAAATACAAATCCTTTTACCATTTTTTTAGTATTTTCGTAATCTTTGTGAGATCCATGTTCTTCTAAAATAGGAGTTTTTAAGTACATATTTGCTTTAGCTCTGTGAATAATAAGAGGACATAGGTCTGTTTTTTCTAAAAAATTAAATAATGGAAATATAACTTTGTATAGACCTGGATTTACAACTTCGTTATTTTGATAAATATTGCTTTGAAAACAAATTCCTTTATCACCTTTATAAGCTATTTCTTGTTCTAATAACCATGGAACTTGATTATTTTTTCCCATAAATATTGATTGAATATTTTTTAATGAATCTGCGGAAAGAATATTTTTATGTATTTTACTCATCTAATCTCCACCAATATTGAATGCTAAATCGTTGTTCTAAAAAAGATACTTCTTTTTCTGCTTGTAAAGGTTTAACCGCATGCCAAATAAAAGAAGGAAAACAACAAAAAAAGTTATGAGTATTATTAGTTTTAATTATTTTATTATTGTCTTTAAATAAAAATTCTCCTCCTTTAAGATTACTAGGATTTTGTAAAATTAAATTCATTGTAAATATATTTTCAGGATGAATGTCTTGATGCCAATTATAATACCCGCCTTTATTATATGATACTACATGAATAGAAAATTTTAATTTTCTATTTAATAACTCAAAAACAGAATTAGAAAA